CTTACAAGAATTACATTAGCAGCAAACCTTGGGTTGCATCTAATTATCTTCGTGACCCATCCAGAAAACCGAATTGGGTATGATTAAAGTAATTGATAATTTTTTGTCTAAGGAAAATTTTGAGTGGTTTTTAAATTTTGCCACCAAACAAGCTCCTTATTGGGCTGGTTCTAAAGATAAAAAAGATACTATTCCAACAGGAATGGTTTCTAATGTTAAATTAGATTCTGAACCTGTTCAGTGGTTTAAAGAGAAACTTAATTTTGATAATTTAAAAGTTTGTGAAGCTTATATTAATTGCTTTGCTCCTGGAGAAAATCCATATTTCCATACTGATAGAAAAGATGGAATAACTGTTTTATATTATTTAAATGATAAATGGAATAAGGATGATGGTGGAGAAACTCAATTTTTAGTGGATGGTGAAATAAGAGGTATATTGCCAGTTCCTAATAGAATAGTTTATTTTGATGCTAATATACAACATAGAGCTACATCTTTTAGAAATTCACATAGGTTTACTTTTGCTTTAAAGTATGGTAAGCTAAATGAAAGACCTTTACCTTGGTCAGGAGAAAATTAATGAGGGATGAATTCCTTTGGGTTGAAAAATATAGACCCAAGAAAATTGAAGATTGTATTTTACCTGCTGGTATAAAAGATACCTTTCAGCAGTTTGTAAATAGGGGTGAGATACCTAACTTATTACTTGCTGGTCCTGCTGGATGTGGTAAGACTACAGTAGCAAAAGCTTTATGTCATGAACTGGGGGTAGATTATTATGTCATCAATGGATCAGATGAGGGACGCTTTCTGGAAACGGTCAGGAATAATGCCAAGAACTTCGCTTCAACAGTCTCCTTATCTTCAGAAGCAAAACATAAAGTCATCATCATTGATGAGGCTGATAACACAACATCGGATGTCCAACTCTTACTTAGGGCGTCGATTGAGGAATTTGCTAACAACTGTAGATTCATATTCACCTGCAATTATAAGAATAAAATCATTGAACCCCTCCATTCCAGGTGTGCTGTGGTTGACTTCTCTATCAAAGGTAAAGAGAAGCAACAAATTGCAGGACAATTCTTCAAGAGGATTATTACTATCTTGGATGGAGAAAAGATTGGATATGATAAGAAAGTCTTAGTAGAGTTAATTAATAAACATTTTCCTGATTGGAGGAGAGTGTTAAATGAGTGTCAGAGATATTCTGTTGCAGGTAAGATAGATACTGGTATATTAGCAACCTTTAGTGATGTAAAAACTGATGATCTCTTTAAAAACCTCAAGGAAAAGAACTTTTCAGAAGTACGTAAATGGTGTGTCAATAACTTGGACAATGATCCTACTGTGCTTCTTAGGCACATTTATGATGGTTGTTATGGTTCCTTGGACGGGCCTGGTATTGCTGCTGCTGTGCTTATTATTGCTAAGTATCAGTATCAGAGCGCGTTTGTGGCAGATCAAGAAATAAATATGCTTGCGTGCTTAACTGAAATTATGGTGGAGTGTAAATTCAAATGATTTTTATTAATTTAATCCCTCATGGAAATTATCCAGGACTTCCTCCTGAAGGGCAAATACTTTTTATTATAATAGGATTACTAGCAATCCTTATTGGATATGGACTTTATGTTACATTTGGTGAAGGAAGTAAAGAACTTAAGGATCAGATAGATGAACATGCTAAAATGCATGAATTGGGGATAGCTCATGGTCATGAAGGCAGAAGAGCAGTAATGACCCAGAAAGCTCAAGAACAAGATTACCCACAACACAAACACGAGGATTAATTTATTATGATTTTTAATTTAATAGGCATAGGAGCTGTTCTATTCATAGTATGGTTTGTATTTGTCTTTTTGGCTGATCCAAATAAAATGTAATTAGGAGATTTTGAAATGAGTTACACCACACCACCTTTACCTGAATGGGGTAAAAATGATAGAGCAGTCTTTGCACAAAAGAAGAGAGCTCAAGTTAAATCTAGATGGTATTATATCTTCTGGGGAACTGCAACAATATCAGTTGTTTTAGGACAATTATATGTTGGTTCTGGATATAGATCATATGCTAGAGCATTACATAGAATCTTTGATACTATTGAAGTAGAAGTTCAGAGAGATTATACTAATCCGAGGTTTTATTAAATGAGACTAACACAAGAAGTAATTGAAAAGATTCAATTAGCAATGACTCACACTAAAATGAATGGTGAGACTAATTGGAAAGATGGAGATGAAATTGATGTTTGTCTTGGTGGAACATTTGCTGGTGATAAATTTATTAGCATTATAAACAGAACTCGTAGCAACACAACTAAAAAATGAAAATAGCATTAGCAGCACTTCTAGCACTCACTCCAGTATCAGTATTGGCTGATGAGTATCAAGCAGGTTATTCCTCAAGTAAGACTTGCTTTAGAGAAGAGTATAGAGAAGAATATGTTCCAGGAACATATGATAATCCTGGATATGTAAAATCTTGGAAAGAGACTGTTGAGTTTCCTTGTAGCAGACATCATGCCTCAACTGAACCTAGAAAATCAACTGTAACTAGAACTTATGAAGAGTATGATACTAATGATTGTTCTGATGGTAAGATTGCTGGTGGTCTTTTAGGTGGTGGTATTGCTGCTGCTATCTCAAGAGGTGAAGGTAGATGGTGGGCAATTCCTACTGGTATAGTAGCAGGTTCTATGATAGGGTGTGATATTGATGGAGGTTGATATTCTAGAGAAAGAACGATATATTGATGATGATTGTAATGTAATTAATCATTATTATACTGCTAAAAGAGTGTATCCCAATCTCCCTTTTTATCTTCAAGATGAGAATGGAGATAATTATGAATTTAAATGGGACTTAATCTATCAGTATATCGGAAACATTAATTATTATCCAGATTGGTAATGAAATCATTGAAGACACCTCTCCGTTATCCAGGAGGCAAGTCAAGAGCAGCACAAAAGATAGAAGCATACTTTCCTGATTTAGGAGAGTATGATGAATTTCGTGAACCTTTCATTGGGGGTGGAAGTGTTGCAATTTATATTACAAAGAAGTTTCCTCATTTAGATATCTGGGTTAATGATAGATATGAACCTTTAGTAAATTTCTGGCAACAACTTCAGAAGTTTGGTGAAGATATGCATTATACTTTGTTGGATATTAAACGTCAGAATAATGATCCTAATTTAGCAAGAGATATATTTTTAAAATGTAAGGAGCAGGTTAGTGATAATGATATTCCTCCTTTCAATCGTGCAGTTGCTTTTTATGTTGTTAATAAGTGTAGTTTTAGTGGACTAACAGAATCTTCTTCTTTTTCAAGACAGGCTTCTATTAGTAATTTTTCAGTAAGGGGAATAGAAAAGTTACCAGGATTTCAGAATATTATTTCTAATTGGAATATTACTAATTATTCTTATGAGAATATGTTAGAGCAGAAAAATGAAGATAAGAATGTTTTTTATTACCTTGATCCTCCTTATGATATAAAGGATAATTTATATGGTAAGTCTGGTTCTATGCATAAAGGGTTTGACCATGATAAATTTGCTTTTGATTGTTGTAAATATAAAGAAAATATGGCGGTTAGTTATAACTCAAATCAATTAATTAAAGATAGATTTAAGAATTGGACTGCTGTAGAATTTGATTTGACTTATACTATGAGATCTGTTGGTGAGTATATGAGAGAACAAAAAGATAGAAAGGAACTTTTGTTGCTAAATTATAATAATGATGAAATGATAGCAGCATGAATATAGTCTTTTATTCTTATTCTATGAGTAGATATGATCATGTAAATGATCATGAATTAAAACGTTTTGACCACAGTATTAGTTCTCTTAGGGAGTTTAATGATGAAATACCTGTTTACTTGTTTTGTGATGATCCTTCTTTCATTCCAGATTATTTTACTACTGAATATGGGGTAACTGTTTTACCTTTTGAAGATCAAGTGAATCATGGAATGTTATTCATTTATAGATGGTTTAATCTTCAATATTTCCAAGATGGACAAGGAACATATCAAGATGCTAATATTTTGTATGTAGATTCTGATACTATATTTTATAATGATGTTCAGTATCTTTTTGATACTTATACTTATTATGATGTATATGGAAGAGAAGAATTTGGATTTAGAAATGATCCTAATACTGGAGGAGGAAAGAATATAAGAAAGGCATTAGATTATGTTGATAGTTGTATTGTAGAAGCAGGTGGAGATGTACCAGTCTACAAATATTGTATGGGAGTAATGTTGTTTAGAGATGGTATTCATTTAGATATTATAGACAGACTGGGTGAGTTGGTTGAGTTGATGTTTAAGTTAAAGGATGCAAAGATACCTTATCCAGTTCCTAATCCTAGAATTGTAGATGAGTATGCTATGTGGGTTATTTTAAGTAGGATAGGAGTTTTAGGTGGACTCTTTGGTATTCAAGATGTTACTCAAGGTTATATTGAAGAGAAACATCAGGAATTTTTTAATCCAGTAGTTCTTCATTACACTACTAAAGGTGAACAGCAACTGGCTCAAGATGAGGAAAGGTTTAGTAATCTGTTAAGAGATGTGGATGAATTTGGTGATCAAATAGACCCTTATCATATGCTATGATAGAAAAATATGTTATAATATCATTAATATTTCTTGAAGAGTTTGTCAAGAGAACTTTAATAGGGATATATTATCTCTGGCAAAAATTTGATTATTGGAACTTTAATCGTCAACTACCTAAATCATGAAAACTGAATTGAAGGAGTGGTTAAACTCCATTAACTTTACTAAGACAAATCTGATGGATGAAAATCCTGATGCAAAAAGGGACTATGCTCCATTCATTATCAATCGTTGTTTGTCAGGACATCTTGATTGTATTCTCTTTGCGAACGAAATGAATAAGAATCATTTCTTAGATAAGGATATGCAATATACTTTTTATCTAAATACATTGAGGAAAAAGAAGAGATTCTCTCCTTGGCTCCGTAAGGATAAGATTGAAGACTTAGAAACAGTCAAACAATACTATGGTTATAGTAATGAGAAGGCGTATCAAGTCTTGAAAATTTTGTCAAATGAGCAAATAGATTACATTAAACAACGACTTGAAATTGGTGGCAAAAAATGACGCAAACTGTTGAACCCCAGGTCAACTGGTCTCAAGATAAAATGATTGAGGTCAAATTGAATGAACCAGATGATTTTTTGAAAGTTAGAGAAACTCTCACAAGAATTGGTGTGGCTTCTAGGAAAGAAAAGAAACTTTACCAATCCTGCCATATTTTACATAAGCAAGGTAAATATTACATAGTACATTTTAAGGAGTTATTTGCTCTAGATGGTAAGTTCGCTAACCTTACTGTTAATGACGTTCAGCGTAGGAATCGTATTACTCGTCTTCTCGCTGATTGGGGTCTCATTAGTGTTGTAACTGAAGATAGCATACAAGATATTGCTCCACTTAATCAAATTAAAGTTCTTCCTTATAAGGATAAGAATGAATGGACTTTGGAACAGAAGTATAATATAGGTAAAAAAGGAAAAGTAGAGGAACCCCAACCAGCAAAGTAGAGTTTTCCGACTACCATTTTAAGTCAGTTCGTGGTTAAATAATAATGGATGCCGAAAGGGTCCAAACATCACAAACTCGCTTTTAAAGGAGGCTATTATGGGAAACCTACAAAGATATCGTTCTGCTGATTTACCAGCACTAATGGAAAGGATTAGTAAGAACAGTATAGGATT